AGTCGGGGCTCCACACCTTGAACGTCCCACCGTCAAGGTCGTACACCTCCACCACGAGGATGAAGTGCTCTTCGCTCGGCGGCGCCTGGTCCAGACCACCGCCCCGGTCGTAGCCGGCCCCGTCGCCGCGCCCCTCCACGCCATCTGTGATGTACCGCGTGAAGCTCCGCTCAGAGTACTTCTTCGCGCCGTAGCGCTCCTTCGCGTGCTCCACCGGCAGGTAGTACCGGTGCGCCACGAACCGCTGCATGTCCCAGGTTTCCGCCGTCGTGTCGACGATCACATCCCACGGCGCCACCGCCGCCACCGTCACCCGCTGCAACGGGTCGGGGTGCGGGCGCGTGCCCAGCTTGACCGCCGCGAACGGGTAGATCAGCGCCAGCCGCAGCGCGTTCTCCAGCACGGCGCGCACGCCATGCAGCCAAACGTTCGCCACCTCCTGCGCCACCTCAGGGTCGCCCGCCCCTCGCAGGTCCGGCTTCACCACCACGGCCGGGTCCTTCACAAACAGCGACGCCACGTAGCTCTCAATCAGCTCGTAGCCCCGGCTCGTCTCGATCAGGAGCTGGTCCGTCTCCCGCTTGTCCCAAAACCGCATCAGGTACGCGTTCCGCAGGCGCCGCATCTCCGCGCGCCGGTCCTCCCAGCGGTGGTCGTGCGCATCGTAGATGTCCGCGAACTGCGATGCCTTCATGTCGCCACCTTCCAAGGCAGAACCTGCCGCCTGATACGCTTAGCCCGCGCCTCTGTCAACCGCGCGTCCATGTAGTTGCCCATCTGCTCGCGACGAAACGCACGCGCCCCATCCTGCGTCGCCCGGTAGGCCAGGGCGCACGCCATCGCCATGTCGTCGTGCATCCCCACCGGCGCCTCAGGCGCCACCCGGCGCACCTCCAGCGCCTTCAACTCCGACAACGTGTGCTGGTCGAGCTGCGGGATCAACTCCGCGTCCACCGCCTCACGCAGGCACTCGTACGCCTCCAGCTTGCTCTTGATGCTGGTGGTCCACGGCTTGCCCTCCCGGCTGGCCCACAGGCGCTTGTACCCCAGGCGCTCCAACTCCCGCAGAACCACATGGCCGTGGTTGTTCGCCTCCGCCAGCACCATCGCCTGCCCGTAGCGGAAGCCAACCTGCGCCACCCGCTGCGCCCACACATGCGGCGCCGTCGTGTTGGTGCGCTCGATGTACACCGGCGCCATCGTGGCGAGGCTCACCACCATCAGCGCCGAGTAGTCCTGCCCCAAACCGCCCGAAGTGTCGACGCCCATCACGTAGCGGTCATCCTCATCGGGCGGCGCCAGCTCGCGCTCCGCGCTGTCGAACCAGATGCCCTCGATCCGCTCCAACTTCTCCGGGTCGAAGAAGCCGCTGTCGCGCGCCAGGAACGCATCGTCGATGTTCGCCGGGTACTCGCGCCGGAACTTGCTCAGCCCCAGCGTCGTGACCTGCTGCCGGCGCCACCACAACTGCGCGTCGTCGAGGCCGTAGCGCTCGGCCATCTCTTCCTCTTCCTCCGACCGCTCGAAGTCGTCAGGAAGCGCCTCATCCCGGTACGCCGCGTGCTCCCACCACCAGTACGTGAAGAGCGCCCACCCGTTCTCCGGCGCGCCCATGATCAAGCGGTGGAACGCGTCGCCCGGCGCGTTGACCGTCGACTCAATGCACACCGGCCCGTCGCCCACCGCCGCCGTCGTTTGCGCCAGCACCTCGTCGGGGTCCACGTAGAACGCGAACTCCGACAAGTGGGCGCCGCTGAACGAAAAGGACCGCGTGCCGCCCGCCCCGCGCGTCGTGAACGACGAACAGCCGGCCAGCGTGTCCCCGAACACCATGTCCTCCACCGTGTCGCGCTCCAATCGGCGCCGCAGGCCCTCGGGAAGCCCGCGAATCCATCGCTGGTCCATGCGCCGTAGCTCGCGGGCGCTCCGCTCGTGGAAGGACAGCACCGCGTATGTCTCGGGCGCCGTCGTGGCGTACGCCCGGTGGAACTGCCACGCGCGCACCGCCGTCGATACGCCCACCTGGCGCGCCTTGACCACGATCACACGGCGCCGCGTGTCCAGCAGGTCCCACAACCGGCGCTGCGCAGCGTTGGGAACGAAGGGGACGAAGCGCCCGGTGCCCTTGTCGCGCACTTGGAGCAGCTTGCAGAACGCCGTGCGGTCCCCGACGAGGCGCCGCACCTTCGCAGCCAGCTTGTCGGGCGCCCCAGGAGGCGACCACACGGTCTGAGGCGCTGTCATTCGCCATCTCCAAGGGCGTCAAGCGCCGCCGCGAGCTGGCGCATCTGCTTCTGGTCCACCGTGTCGTCCTCGAACGCTCGGCGCCCCTCAGTCACCACCCACTTGGCCAGCTCGACGGCCGTGCGGTCGCCCCGGCCCTCGGCCAACGTGTGCTCCATGACCGTGATGGAAGCCCGGATGAGGCCCTGGACGCGGGCCGATAGCTCTTCGGGCGTGAACGGGGCTCCGGGTACTGTCGAATCCTCAGCGGGCGCACGCGCGAGAGCGCTTCCATCGTTCGATTCTTTCTCCACGGATGGAAAGGGGGGGGTAGCCTCTCTCCTGACTCTCGACCCACCCCCACCCTCACCCCTCCCCTCTCCACCCTCCACGCCCAGGAACCGGGCCAGCGCCCGCGCTCGGGCAGCTGCTGGTCCGTGGATGGGCGGCGGGAGAGCGAGGGCTTCCCGGATCTCCCGCTGGTCGCAGCGCACCACGCGCTCCGAGACTCCGCAGGCAGCTGCGAGCCGTGAAGCTTCCGCTCCCGGCAAGGATCCGTCAGGGCGCATCGCGGCGCGGACGATCTCTCGGCGCGTCGCAGCGCTCGGGCGATGGACGACCACGAGGTCGGCGACGTCGGCGACGGGATGGGCGGCTGGTTGCGGGGCAAGTGGAGCGCGGCGCGGCATGTGAAGTCAGTACAGCGCGGCGGGCCGGCCGTCAACTGAAGCCGCGCAGCAGGGTTGCTTACCGACCGGTCGGTAACCTGACTCACGGTCGGATCTTCTACCCTCGGTCGAACCTGGCACGCTGCACACGCTGCACGGCGCCCTCGTGCTCGGAACGCTGTGTCCGCCGCGCCTTGACAATCCCCTGACAACTATTCCACCCCCACCACTTGCGCACGTGCGCACCCTCAGATAGAGTAGTGATGTCGGCGGCGATGAGCCCCGGCGCCCCTACCTGGCACGCTCCCTTCGGAGACTCCGCTATGGCCACCACTCACACCGTGCTCAACCGCTCCGGCTACCGCTGCACCGTCCCTACCGCCGCCGCCGCTGGCTTGTACGCAGTCCACAAGGCGGCCGACTGGCACGGTCGCTACCTCGTGACGCACCTACCCTCTGGCCTCACCTTTGGGAACACACGCACCCTCCGCTCCGCGCGGGCGCTCGCTGCCCATCTCGACGCCGTGGCTGGTGACGCTGGTAGCGCATGGGTGTTCGGCGCCCGCTTTGACATTCGCAGTGAGGACGGCGCGCGCATCCAGGCAGCGTACGACACGCGCCCCGCCCTTGACCTGTAGGCCCACCCGCTGCGCCCCCACGCGGGGCGCCCCGCTCCCCTCACACCCTGGAGACTCCGCTATGCCCGTCGCTCGCTTCGATACCTCCCGCTCCGCTTACACCGCTGGGCTCTTCCACGTTCACAACATCGGCTCCGGCATGTTCGCCGTTACCCACGCGTCCGGCGCGGAGTTCCACGGGGGCGCTCCCTTCCACGCTGCCCGCGCGTACGCTGACTTCTTCGCGCTCCAGCTCGGCGCCCGTGGTGCTGAAGCTACCGGCTACGGGTGGACGTTCGATTTCGACCACGCGTGCGCGATTGACGACGCGCACGCTGCTCTGTTCCGCGCGTACCCCGAAGCGCATCTCGTGGGCGCCGCCCAGTGGAACGGACCCGAAGCCGCCCGCTAACCCTGCCTGCTCCCCTCACACCCTGGAGACTCCGCTATGCCCACTAAGACCTACCCGCAGCACGCCATTTGCACCCACGACGGCGCCCGCGCCGTGGATACCCTCGCCCGCTCCGGTCTGTACGCTGTCCATCGCGTTGGCGAGCATGTCATGGCTTACGTCGTGACGCACGTTCCCACCGGCCTCGCCGTTGGTGAGGCGCGCGGCCTTGAGTCCGCGCGGGCTCTTGCTGCTCACTTTGACGGTATCGCCGGCTACACGGGCGCCGCCTGGGCGTTTGGCGAACAGCTCGACATGTCGAACCCCGCCTGCTCGCGCATGGAAGAAGCTGCCCGTACCCGTCCTGTCGGCTGACGTAGCAGCACGGCGCCCCGCGCCCCGTGTGTCACAACTCGGGGCGCGTGTAACCTGACTTCACCGGGGAAGGGTTACAGAATAGCGCCGGTTCTAAGCCGATGTGTCACTGTGTAATGTGTAGAACGAGAAACTCCCCTCTACACCCATTTACTACATCTCTATACTCTCCCTGTTTTACGTTCTACATAGGTAACAGAGACACATCGGCATAGAGGCTCCACTATTCTGTAACATGACTCACTCCACAGTCAGGTTACACGGCCTCACTCGTGACACATCGGCATCCTAAGCCGGCAATGCCCTTGCGAGGGGGCGCCGTCTGCTACCCGGACCACCGCGCCGGATGGCAGACGGGGCGACCTCGCCCGAACCCCGACACCGCTACACCCTGGAGAGCCCTCGACCATGAGCACCGCCACCCTGCCCGCGCCTTACTCCATCCTCACGCTGTACCTGTGCCCGCTCGACAACAGCGGTGGCGCCTACACGCGCACCCCTGAAGAGCTGCGCGCCCTGCTCGATGCGTTCGCCGCGCGCGGCGTTGAAGAGTGGGAAGTGGCTGTCATCGACGGCGACCATTCCCGTATCGTCGACGCCGCTTCCCGCCGGGGCCTGTGCGCTGAAGAGCTGTACGCGCTGGCCTTGGAGCTGGAGCAGGACGACTACGCGGCGCCGGCCATCTGCTACTTGCTTGAGGACTACGGCGCCCGCTACCCCACCGCTGAAGAGCTGCTTGACCACGCGCGGGACTTGTCTCTGTTCGAAGGCAGCGTCGAGGACTACGCGGAAAGCATCGTGGACGAGCTGTACAACATCCCCGGCCAGCTCCGCTACTACATCGACTGCGAAGCGCTGGGGCGTGACATGAGCCTCAACGGGGACATCGCCACGTTCGAATACGACGGCCGCTGCTTTGTCGTGACGAACCCAAACGACTGAGCCCAGCCCGCCGCCCTTCCCCGCGCAAGCGGGGCGGGGTGCGCCGTCCGGTAGCGGCCCCGCGCCGCTCTCGCACGGGGCGCCACGCCCACTGCCCTCACCCCTGGAGCCTGACATGCTCTCCGCTACTGACATCCTGCTGGCCTACCCGCGCGCCGCTGAAGGCGAGGACGGCTGCATCTACCTCGATCACCTGCGCCTCTGGCTCGACACCTACACCGGCGCCCCGGAGGGGTGGGTCTGCACCTACCTCGACGGCTCGCAGGAGCTGATCGACACGCTGGCCGACATCGAGCACGCGCTGTCACGCTCAACTGCCCCCGGCGCCACCACCACGTGGCTCGATGCGGGTAAACTGTGAAGGCCGGCCGCTGGGCGCCCGTGTGCGTCGACGGCGCGTGGTACGTGGTGCGCCCTGACTCGGGGTGCGCCCGCTATCTCTGGCCCCTCGGGTGCGCCGCCTTCACTCTGCTGGAGATGCTGCCCAGCACGCCCGGCGCGGGCGCGTGGCCCGACGAGGTGGGCGCCGCCCTCGCTGCTGCGCGGGCCAACGAGCACGACGAGGACGTAGCCAACATGCGCGCCCAGCTCTACGCTATCCGCCGCGCTGGGAAGGAGCGCGCCGCCGAGCGCGCCGCCGCCGCCGCAAAGAAGAAGTCCCCGCCCGGTGGTCCTGGGGTGGTGTGATGACTGCGCCTCTCCCGCCCGCCGCCCTCTATGTCGACGTCAAGCGCGGCCCTTACGCTGCCCTCGGCCTTGACTGCTGGGGCGTCGAGCGTGACGCCCGCCGCTACCCCGGCCCGGCGCCCGTCATCGCCCACCCTCCCTGCGGCCCGTGGGGGAGGTTCTTCTACCGGTGCGAGCAGGATGCAACGCTTGCCCTCGTGGCAGTGGAGCAGGTCCGCCGGTGGGGCGGGGTGCTGGAACATCCTGCACACTCCCGCCTCTGGGACGCCGCCGGCCTGCCCCGTCCGGGCGAGCTGCCCGATGGGCACGGGGGCTACACGATTCACGTTGAGCAGGGGTGGTGGGGCCACGCGGCGCCCAAGGCGACATGGTTGTACCTCGTGGGGGTGCCCCGTGAAGCGGTGGTTCTGCCCGCGTTTCGCCCCCAGCCCACCGGGCGCGTGGAGCGTATGGCAAAGACGCGCCGCCATCTCACTCCGCCTGACTTCGCCCGCTACCTCGTGTCCCTTGCCTCACTTGCGCACCCGCGCACACCTTGATACACCCTTGCACATGGAGCGCCCCTATGCCCAAGTCTGAAACCGAGAAGCTGGCCGCCACGGCGAACGGCTGTCTCACCTTCATCGCCATCTGTCTCGTGGTCCTCGTGGCCGGCTGCGTTGTCGGTCCCTGCCTCCCCTTGCTGCTGGTCGGCGGCGCTGGGGGTGCGCCTTGACCGTCGCCCGCTTCATCGGTGGAGCCGCCCTTGTCGGCGCGTTCCTGCTCGCTGTCACCGGCATCCCTGTCTGGCACGCCGCCTGGATTCCCCTCGCGCTCGTCGGCCTGATGACCATCTCTGCCACCCTGGAGGACTGACATGCCCCTTGACCTCTCCCCCCTGCGCCCCGCCGTGGAGCTGCTGCATCTCCACTTCGGCAGCTGGAAAGCGGTGGAGCGCGCCATCGGTTTCCCCCATGCGACGATGCGCCGCTGGGCCGCCGGCTCGGTGGGCGCCCCTCAACCTGGCCTGCTCGACCTTGTGATCCTGCGCCTGCGTGCGCAGGGGCTCGACGAACTGGCCGCCTCATGGGTGGCAGCGCGCGCCGCCGTGTACCCTCACCTTCCGCCCGTGGGTGCGCCGTGATCCCTCCCCTCGTGGTGCCCGCCCCCTGGGCGTGGGCGAAGCACGGTCCGCTCTGGCTACTGCTGGAGGGCGCCGTGCCCCGTCTCCTGCTGCACCGTCGCAGCGGGTGGTGGGAAGTGTCGCACGCTGACGGGACTGTGATCCGTGACGGCGTGACCGAGGTGCGCTTGGCCGCCGCGTTGAACGACGTCTATCCTCGCCTGTCTCTGGAGGTGCCCGATGCGAATGATGCCCCTTGAAGAAGCGCGGCGCCGCGTGGAGGATGGCACCTTCACCCGCGCGTGGCTCGACGACCTGCTGCCCCGGTGGCGCCGTTCGATGGAGCTGGCCGTGCTGTGGCACAAGCACCTGGGCTGGTCTGACGCCATCGGCTACCAGTGTGCGTCGATCGACATCGCGGTACGCAACGGCCTCAAGCCGCTCGCTGAGGGGGAGGCTGAGAAGGCAACGCTGCTGGCGCAACCGAAGCCGCCGCGCCCCGATGAACCGGTGGACTATGACGCGCTGCGCGTCGACGGCTACGGCCTCGACATGCCGGTCGTGTCTCGCATCTCGGTGGCGCTCGGTGGCGCTCGGCTGGTGCCGGCCAAGGCGCAGCCTACCCCGGACGAATACGCGTACATGATGCCCGGCATCACCCTCGTAGAGCGCCCGGCTACTGACGCGCACCTGCCATCGCGTGAGCTGGCGGGCGCCGTCGAGTGGGTGGCGCGCGCCGGCGCGGGGTGGAGCAGCTTCTTTGCGGGCGAGCCGCTGGTGCTGGTCCGCACCAGGGAGGATGCCGTTTGGGGGCACCCCGAGCGGTTCTTCGATGTGCGCCGCTCGCATGCGTGGTGTTGGGTGGGGAGCGGGCCGCCGGTCCACGGCTTCACCCGCTACGGGCGCCGGCCCACCCCGCGCTCGCGGCTCTACCACGCCATCCACCGCTGGGAGCTGGCCCCCGAATGACAACCTACCATCAACTGTCCGCGCTCGCGGCGCTCGATCGTGGCACCTGGGTTCTGGGCATCGACCCCGGCCTCAAGGGGGCGATGGTCGCCCTCGGCCCCGACGACCAACTGCTCATCCGCTGGGCAGACGGCGCCGATGGTTACCTCGGGCCGCGCGCCCACCTTGAGGTGGCGTACCCTCGGGCGCTGGCGTCCATGCAGGCTGCCATCGGGCAGGCGCCCACCCTGACGGTGGTGGAGGCTGTGCAGCTGCGCCCGCACCAGGGGCTGCATTCGCAGGCGCGCGCCGCGTTTGGCATCGGCCTCATCGTCGGCTCGGTCGCAACTCGCGGCTGGGCCTGGGAGCAGCCGACCCCGGCGCACTGGCACCAAACCCTCGGCATCCCTCAGGACGCCGACCCCAAGGCAGCCGTCATGGCATGGTGCGAGCGGCGCCTTCCGAACCTCGATCTCTGCGTCGGCAACCGGCGCAAGCCGCACGACGGGGTGGCTGACGCTGCCGCCCTCGCCGTGTACGGGCGGCTCATCCTGGGCCGTGGCCGTAACCCCACCCAGCGTACTCCCCGTCCCCTGCCCCCGGAGAACACCGATGACTGAGAAGAAGAACACTCCCAAGTCTCTGCGCGAAGCGCTGCTGCTCGCCCAGCAGCTCCTGCCCGGCGTCCTCAAGGATAGCCGCAACGACTTCCACAAGTACAAGTACGTGTCCAGCGAAAGCATGATCCGCGACGCGCGCGCCGCGCTCCACGAGGCGGGGCTGGTCCTGCTCCCGCTGACCACCCACCTGGCTGCGAGCGCCGACATGGTGGCGCTCGGCGTGCCGGCCGTCGCCGTCATGGGCTGGGAGCTGGCGCACCCCGCCACCGGGCAGACGATGGAGCTGTCGACCCACTGGCCGGTGGTCCCTGAGAAGGGGCGCCCGCTCGACAAGGCTTTGGCCAGCGCCCGCACCACGGGGCTCGGCTACCTCCTGCGCGACCTGCTGCTGGCGCCGCGCGTCGACAAGGAGGACGACATGGACTGGTCCGGCCGCGACCGCCTGGGGCTCGAAGAGGC